CACAAACCCAACCGAACAAATTGACAGAGGAATTGATTATATAATACACAGATACTCAACCCCATGTAGAGCATGGAAATTTTGGCAAAAAAATGGTTGGTATTAATGCCCAATTATGATTTCAAATGTACGACTTGTGGTACAACTAGAGAGCAATTTATATATCACAAAGAATACGAAAAATATGTAGTAAGATGTCCCAAGGTAGGATGCAATTTACCAATGGAACGTGTATACACTGTGCCAGGAATCAAATTTAATGGTTCTGGATTTTACTCAACAGGAGGATAATGGAAGAATCAAAAGAAGATGCTCAACTAAGAAAAGAACTTATTGCTAGTATACAACACTCATTAGATATAATAAATAAAAGCATAGAAAGGTCTAAAGAACATGATGAAGAACTCTGATTGGGATATAGATTTGCGTGATGGTAAACTTGGTGAAAGTAAAATATCCCAGTTGCTTCACATAGAAACCATGGAAGTTAAGACAGATAGACGTTGGATAGAAACAGGTAATTTATTCATTGAGGAATCATGTTTCTATCAGGGGAGTGATAGTTGGGCACCATCAGGCATAGCAGTTAGCAAGGCTAGTCATTGGGCGTTTGTACTTGATAACAATGTTATTATAGTACCGATAGGTCATCTAATTGATGTTGTAAAGAAGTTTGGTAGACCTATTGAAAATAAGCAACCACCTAATCAATCTAAAGGACATTTAATTACGCCTGCACAGTTAATTAATTACAAAAGGATTATGAATGAAAAGTTTGACCAAGCGGGAGAAGCATTTAAGAATTACATGGAACAGGGATATGCAGTTTGATTAAGAAGATATTAAAATCTTTCTTCCCCCTCGATACTCCCATCCTCGCTGCTCTCGTTTGGTGGTATGGTTTCATTTTCGTCTTCGGTGTCTTCGCTTTTATTATTAATATCTTTATCTAACCAAGGTCGAAAACCACCAATTCTATTGATAAGTTTCTTAATTGCACGATTATGGCGCATGCGAGCAGCATCTTCGCTACTTAAATCCATTTCTATAGCAATATTGCCATAGTCCATAGATTCAGCGTATCTGTAAAACAATACTGTTCTATCCTCAATATTAAGTTTACGGTACGCTTTATCTATTTCAATCATCATTACCATCATGTTGCCACCCTCGGAAGGTGCAAGAGGTTTAGTAGGACCAACTAAATTTAACTTATGCGAAACGCTAAACTCACCTCGTAAAACTGAAGGCAAAAGTGCTTCAATTATATCTGCTTCATAAAAAAATACATCTGAGGTTTCGTAACCAATAGATTTGGCTTTCCACTCCAAACAATAATCAAATGCATCATTTCGCAAACTACGATAAATTAAATTTTTAGCGTCTTTTTCACCAACAGATTCCCATTCATTTAATTTATTTGGGTGTTCAAGAAACCATTTGTATAATGATTGTTTGATATCTTCTAACTCAACCATATTATATTTTTTGTGATACTCAGCAGCAACGGCAACTACTATGTAATCCCATTTTTCTATGCGTTCCCAAGGATAACGCTTAAGTTTTTTGTTTACCACTTCCAGGTTTTCCCACCCACAGTAAATGAGCGATTGACAATTGGGACTATCTGTGGAACCACAGTTTTGCCATCAACATGAAGGATACCAAAACCTTGCTGCCATGTAAATAGTCCAGCCTTAATATATTTTGCGCTACTATAATTCATTAAATTACCCAGTTCCATACCCCAAATAGTTTTGGGTTTACCGCCACGATATGTTTGAGTATGATGGATTAAGCCCATGCGGTGAGTGTGTCCGCAGACTACTGACATACCACTACGCTTGGCTAATCCAAGTGCTGTAGCACCAGCAGTAGGCTGGACATTACCCTCATCACCATGCATTAACAACCAACCAGGGGCGAGTTCGTATGGGTCTTTATGATATTTAATTTCTAATTCTTTTAAGCCAAGAAAATTTTCTAACTCTAGTTCAGGTAAACCAAGTAGTCCAGGAGCACGCATCATTACAGTATTGAATAATCTATCTGTATGATTACTACGCATCATATGTTCTACGGTTAAATCGTAAAGAATTTGTTTAGTTAAATCCCTGTTTCTACCAATAGAACGTTCAAACTCTAACTCAGTACCTTTACTCCAACGACTAATGGTTTGCATATCCATTTCATCACCACAAGATACTACAGTATCAGGTTGGTAAGCCCTAATAAATTTTGCAATAGCCTTGACGGCTTCTACATCATGGTAGGGCACCTGAAGGTCTGATATGCAAACAATAGTTTTCATTTCTTTTTGGCTCGTCTCTTATTCTCTAAGCCTACATTTTTCTTTTTAGATAAGACTCGTAAGTTTTTAATACTGTCTCTACCTTCACGACCACCATCATCTTTGTGGTCTACTTCTTGATTGCGTTTTAATTTCTTACCAGTAGCCCTCTTGTAATCAAGACGTGCTTTATTGGTCGATGTAGTCTTAGTGCTGCCATCTTTTTTCTTACGCTTGATGACATAAATAGGGCGACCACCATTTTGTTTACTTCCTTTATAAGGTCCAAAAATTTTCATTTAGTACCAACCTTTCTTATTGTGATGTTCAAGTGCTAAAGTGGGCGTTTTATACCGCTTTTGGATGTATTTAAGACCTAAATCAATTTGTTTTTTTACGGGTGTACCCTCTGGCATCTTAAGCATTTGAGGTATTCCATACGCTGATGATTTAGGATTTTTTGCTTCGGAATCCCAACGAGATTCTTTATTCCAAAGAGTGTTTAAAGCCCTCCACTCTTGAACATCAAAACCTGCTTCTGTTAATTTTTCTTTAGCGTATCTTTTAGCAAGTGTTTTATTTTGATTCTTATTTAATATTCCCCTAGGCGACATCCCATTCTCCTCTCAATACTAACAATCCTATGATTGCATAGTTAGCCATGTCTTTAAATGAATCCTCAAGAGACTCATGTTCTGGGTCTTTATTATTATCAACTAAGTTATTTATTCGTGCTAACTTGTCGTGCATACGAACCCTCAACCCGTTGATTGGTCCACCAGGTGAATCAGATATATTTTTTGGTCCGTAATCTTTATGCTTAGACATTAATAGGTCTAAGAGTTCTTGAAATGTTTTTCCAACATGGTACTCAAATCTTGTGTTATTTGTCATTTTCATCTTCTCTCTTGTTGGTTTCCGATGTCAAAAAGTGTGCTAATTCTTTGTCGATGTGTCGCATTTCTTGATTAACAACTACATTTTCTATATACTCTTTCATCTTTCTGGGACTTGATTCGGCTGCATATAAAGTTGCATATACAGATTGCGTAATGTCCCTAACGTTTTTGGGATTAGTTGATGCTTCATATATACAACGAAGCAAAGAACCTATCAAGAGTTGATACCCGCCAGGAAGTATAAGTTTTGGGTCAAAATATTCACCATTTTCATCTTCTGCTAAATGGTCAGTTGCATCAAATATATTATCAAATTGTTGACCGCATATACTGCAGGGTGGTATGTCTTTAGAATTCATCTAATCCCATTCTTTCTCGAATATACTCTGAACCGTATTTGACGTAGCAAGAGTTGACATCTTCATTGTCTGGCATTTGCACGACTGTGACTGGCAACTCACGGGATAAACTGTTAGCAAATTCTTTTCCTGGCTGGTCTCCATCTGAAAAAACAAAAACTCTTTCAAAGTCTGCCAACAATCTTGTATAGTGTTTCTTCCAACTATTTGCACCAGGAACACCAATACAAGGAATCCCAACGCAGATAGACAGAGTAATTGTATCCAGTTCACCTTCGCATACTCCAATCCAGTCGCCCGCTTTATCAATATCTAAAACATTGTACATCTTAGTTTCCGCACCCGTCAAACCCATGTACTTAGGTTCTACAGCAGGATTAAGAGAACGAAAGCGCAAGTCAACAACACCAGACTTTGTAATATAGGGAATAGATAATCTTCCCTGAAACGTCTCATGTCCAACCTCAGGCTCTCCTACTACGCCGAATCGTGCCAGTCGTGCTGCTTCCCTTGTTATACCCCTGCTTGCTAGGTAATCTTCCGCCTGATAAATGTTTGCTGCGTATTTGGCTGCTGCCTTGTCCAACAATTCTTTCTGCAAAAGATTTTGCTTCATGTACGCTGACCCCTTCCCGTCTTGCTATAATTTGCAAACTGTTACCCTGTACCCCACATGCAAAGCAATTAAATATATTTTCCCTAGTATTAAAACTTGCTGACTTATGGGTGTCGTCATGAAAAGGGCATCTGATATTTACCTGTCCCATAGTTCTGTTCATCTTGGCACCATAGTGGTGCAAGACATCAACTATATCTGGTAAATTATCCGTCAAATACATCGCCTAACCTTAATACTAAATAAGAATCTTTTATTGACTTTCCCCTTGCCTTGATAATAACCGCAGGTAAGACGGATGATTCTTCAATGCCTCTTGCCTCCGAATAATTTTTTGCTTCAACCTGAGCCTCTTTGGTCCAACCAGATAAGTCAATGCGACCTGATTGACCTGGGGCTTTGGCTTCGATGACCCCAATGTGTCCGATGAAGTCTTTACGGACAACAACATCTCCCTCATCTCTGACACCTGTTCTTGCAAGTCTCTCACTATCAAATCCAATTCGTCTAAAATAATCTCGTAAGTCGGTTTCAAATGTTGCTCCTCTAGCCTTGTGTGATTTCCTAGTTGTCATGAATTTTCAGGTATATCTTCTACATACATATATTCAGGATTAAATGCTAACCAAGTCAATAAACTTCCCCCCGCATCCGCTCTTCCATAGCGATTCTTGACTGATGCCACGCCAAGCGATGTGCCAACCGTACCAAGCGTACATATAAGAGCGGGGAGTTGTGAAACTTTACCCTGGATTGCGCTCCTTGGCTGACAAGGATTCCCAAGAACTGCTTCAGAAGTGTGATGTAATACAACAATCGCAGCGTTAGTGGCTCTGGCAAGGTACTTCAACTCCTTCATGATTGCTCTCATTGAGGCAAATTCTTCTCCACCATCGGTGGCTATGTCCATTAAATTATCTACAACAATAAGTGTTGGTGCGCAACCCCACAATTCTTCAAAGGCTTGTACTTCCTCATCAATGTCTTGCAGGGTTGGCGATGATTCAAACGACCAAACTATATGGCTTCCTTTTTGGAGAACTGCTTTAGTCCATCCAACATCAGTATTAAGTTTCCGTTCAACATCTGTTTGATTCTTACCAGATATCATTGACGCTAGGCGCATAGCCATAGTATGTGCATTGGTATCAGCGGAGATGTAAAGAGTTGGAACATTTGTTTTTAATGCAAGTGCTAGAGCAAGTGTTGACTTACCTACTCCAGGAGCACCAGCAAACATAGAAACTTCTGAACGCCTAATTATAATTTTGGACGCTTCAAACGATTTGAAACAACTAGGTAGGGGTTCCCCCCCAATAGAGGCACGACCCACAGACCTGACAAGTGTACGCACTATTAACCCCTACCTAATCTTAGTATTTACTTATGCCCAAACAATAGGAGCATGTTGCTCCTTGGGAATCTTTTCGCCTGACCAACGTGGTCCTGCTGCGGGGTCTGACCAACACTTGTAAGATTTACCAGCCTGACTTACACCCGACTTTAATATCATTGGACCCCTAATACAAGTAGGTGCACCAACTTTATTATAGACCCACATGTTTCCATATCTGTCTTGAATTGTTTCCTCAACGCCACCTGATGCTGGATTTTCCTGGGTCATTATTGAGGAGGATGCTTGCCTTGTGCCTGTAGTGGTACTTGGCGTTGATAAAGGGGCAGCATTACTCGCTCCTACCACCAACTTTCCCACAGAGGCAATTTGAGTTGAGTAATCCCCAACGCCTTCCAGTAATATGCTTAACTCGTCAGCGGTGTTAGCCCTGACGTTTATCATATCTCCATTAGGAGTTTTGTATGATACTTGTAGTTTCCATTCTTCTGCCATCTATACTTCCTTCTTTGTCGAGAATTGACAATGAGCGGTAAGTCCGCACATGTACTGACAAGAGTTTGTGTTGGGCAAGAATATACCCGCCTTACGTGCCTTGTCAAACCCTTTTACCAAGTACTCTAACTTATCGTAAGTGTAACTTGATAGATTTATCGTCCCGCTAGTACCACTTTCACGAGACATATAATAGGTTCCGTGTATCTCCTGTTCATAAACAGGCTGACCGTAAGCAACTTCTAAACCTACTTTGTAAAACCCAAGTTGCAATGGGCTATTAGGCACACTTTTTGCAGTTTTAAGGTCAACAATAATTAACTTACCGTTGACAGTAAACACTCTATCTATAACCATTTTTACGGGAACTCCAGCAATTTCTGGTGTTATTTCCAATTCAATTGCTGGTATTCCATCTGGTGTAATCCAGATTTTCCAATTAGGATTTGCTTGTCTCCAAGCAATATAATCTTCAACCCATATGGGTCCAGATACTTGCCAAAAGTTAATATCCTCTTTATTTGGTAATAACTTAGTGGCTCTACCACCGACCCTAGCATTGGTTAAATCTATACCCTCAGATTCTTTAGCCCATGCTTGTTCCCATAAAGATTGGCTCATAGTGTTTCCCTATCGTACATTTCTGTAGCCAAGTGAAATGCAGAACCACCAACAGACCAAACAGATGGCTCTTCTTGTTTTTCCAATAAACGTCCAAGGTAGTACTGGTACCCACAAGTTAGATAGGTACTGAAAGCACTATAGGACATATGTTCTGGTAATGTATATTCTTCTAGTTGTATTGTCATTAAGCCAAGTGTATAGAATTACTTTATGGTTTGTCAACCGCTTAATAAAACGATTGACATTATAAAATAGGTTGCTGTATACTTAATATATATATTATATAAGACCCCGAAGGGGTCTATAATATATAATTAATTATATATCTAGGGAGTGCTATGTCAGAAATCATAAACAATACATTTTGGGCTGTGTTTTTTGGTTCTACTTTAGGAACCCTAACAGTATACCTAATCACATCCCTATTGGATGAGTACCGTTCCAAAAAGAACCGCAAAAGCATAGAACTTTTGATGGAAGAGTGGGAAGACTTAGAAGATTAGTTTTAAACAACAAAAAACCCCCTTTCCTAGTATCTCTACTGGGTCGGGGGGTTTTCGTGTCTATAAAGGGCCTTTAAAGCCCGATTAGGGGTATCTAGTTAGAGCCTAGACCGTATTCCCTTTCGGTCTTGTCAGCCCATTTAGCAGCAGGGGCAGCCAAGGCGCCGATTAGAATT